TCGAGATCGCTGAAACGCCGGAGGAAAGCGCTCCGGAAGCAACTCCCAGGCGCGGGCGTAAAGCCCAGTCGTGACCCTACACCTCATTCTAGTTTCAGAAATAGAGAATACCTATGCCTAACAAGTTCATCCTGCGGGATTGCTCGATCACCGTCAATGGCGTCGACTTTTCCGACCACGTTTCCAGCGTCGAGATCTCGCTCAAGAAAGCGTCGGTCGACACAACCAATTTCAGCGGGGGTGGAAAGGAGCAGCAGGCCGGTCTGAAGGAAGACGAGTTCACGATCGACTTCCAGCAGGACTTCAATGCCGCTGAGGTCGATGCAACCCTGTGGCCGCTGTACGACGACGAGACCGAGTTCCAGGTTGTGGTCAAGCCTACCAGCTCGGCCGTGTCGGCGACAAACCCGTCGTTCACCGGTACCTGCATCCTGCTCGAGTACACCCCTCTGACCGGCAAGGTTGGCGATCTGTCGACCACGAAGGTCAAGTTCCCGAGCCAGCGCTCCGGTATCGCCCGCGCCACTAGCTAGTCATGGCCGAGCACGACGCCGAGATCTCTTTCACAGTCGAGGGATACGAAAAGTTCGGTGACGTCGCTCGTGTCATAGGCCGCGTCGATCGCAACTTCCCGAAATGGATTCAAGAAGAGATCGAACGAGAAGCCAAACAGCTTCAACGCGAGGCGAAGAAATCGATCCGAGCGCAGCGCGGCAGTGGCAAGAAACAGACCGGCATCTTGAACGTGATCGCGGAAGGTATCGAACTCGAACCCCACGAGAATGGCGACGAGTTCGGCACCGAGATCAGGACGCACATGCCGGAAGAAAACGAAGAGAACCTGCCCGGCGGCTTCGATACGTCGTTCGGCGGTTTCTGGCACCCATTGTTTGCAACCAGCCGGACCTTCCGCAGAGATAAGCGCGGAAAGTTCAGCGGCACTCAATGGAATACCAAATGGTACCACCAAGAAGGTCGCTACGACTGGTGGGTCCGCGTTATGGACAAAGCCGAGCCGGAAACGACACCGAAGCTGGAAGCCGTTCTCGAGCGTGGCGCTGACGAGATAGCCAAATCGGCTCAGGAAAAAGACTAGGGGCTCTTGACGGAGCCTCGTTAAGCGGTACGGACGGGATTTCTTTGCGGGCCGATCCCGTCCGTACCTCCATTTCATTCTAGCCCGCTGATTCAAGTCCCGCACAAGCTTTTGAAAGGCTCGCAAAACAATGGCACTGCTCAATCGTGATCAGATCCTCGCCGCCGAGGACCGCAAGAGTGTAGAGGTCGACGTCCCCGAGTGGGGCGGTTCGGTCTTGGTTCGCACCCTGTCCGGCCGTGAGCGCGACGAGTTCGAATCGTCCACCGTTCGCACCCGTGGCGGCAAGCGTGAAGAGAACTTCGCCAACTTCCGCGCCCGGCTGGTCAGTCTCTGCATGGTCGACGAGCGCGGAGAGCGCCTGTTCAAGACCCGCAACGAAATCGACATGCTCGGCAACAAGTCCGTCGCGGCTCTCCAGCGTGTATTCGATGCCGCGCAGAAGCTCAACGGTATGTCCGAGGAGGACGTCGAGGAGCTGACCGAGTCTTTCGACGAGACCCCCGACGCGGATTCTATTTTCGACTAGCGCTCGCGCTCGGGAAGACGGTCGAAGAACTACTTCACACCATCTCCTCATACGAACTCGCGGAGTGGCGAGCATACGAGCAGGCAACCGGCCCATTAGGCAACGCCTATTCCGACGACATGCTCGCCCACATCCACGAGAAACTTCAAGAGCTGCTGTATCTCACGGGCAGCATGTGGTCCGCCGATGGCGAAAGTCCCGTCAAGCCGGTGTATCCAGTTCCGCGCCCCGCCGACATTTTCAAGCCCGCCGAGGCCGAGGACGTCAGTGAGGACGTTGCTGAACTCAGCGCTCAATTCGACGAGTAGAACCGGCCTGCGCATTTCGAAAGGAAAGCCTTTATGGCGAACACCATCATTGATGTGACGCAGGCCGGTCCTGCCGCTTACATTCTCAGTTCCGCCTCGCGGACCGCAACCCCCAATACTTACGAACTTCAGGGCATCGATCGCTACACCGGCTTGGTTGTGGTCTGCGATGTCACCGCCGTTACGTCCACTCCGTCGGTCACTGTCGCGGTGCAGGGCGTGGATCGGTTGTCCGGCAAGACCTGGACGATTCTGACTTCTGCGGCGATTACTGCGGCGGGCACCACGGTTCTGAAGATTCGCCCCGGCATCACTACGTCGGCCAATGTCGCCGCTTCTGATGTCCTGCCGCCTTTCACGCGCATCGCGGTCACTCACAGCAATTCGAACGCGATCACTTATTCCGTGGCGGCGTACCTGACCAACTAAACATCGGCGAAGGGGCGAACTGTCATGGCGACGAATCAGAAGAGGACTTCGCTCGATTTCACCATTTCGGCTATGTACAAAGGTGCAGCCGCGATGGAAGCCGCCCGTGAGGACTTCAAAAAGACCCGCGACGAACTCCGCAAGCTGGGCGAAGAGGGCATCAAGCTCCGCGTCACCCCGGACGGTCTCGAAAAGACCAAAGCGGAAATCGCCGCGATGACCACGATGGTCCACGACGTTCACATCCGCGCTGTCGCCGACACCGTCAAAGCGGAAGAGGATATCGCTAAGGTCGCTCGCACGCGCACCGCGAAGATCGTTGTCGACGCCGAGACCGCGCGGGCTGATGAGAAGATCCGTGACGCCACTATCGGCCACACCGCCGTCATCGAATATCGCGGCGACACCACTCAGGCCACCGAAGCCGTCGAGAAAGCCTCTCGTAACCGCATCACGCATATCGTCACCGAAGCCGATGGTGTCACCGAAGCCAAGCGCAAGATCGACGAAGCCTCGGCACCGCGTACCGCGCCGATCGATGTCCTGGTCGTAGACAACGACGCGCAAAAGAAGCTGAGTGCCATCAAAGGCGCGCTCGACGAAACCGTTCAGGCTGCCCGCTCTGATCTGCGCGCGAATCTCGCTGCCGTCAAGGATGAACTTGCCAGGGCTAAGTCCGCCCTGAAAGACGAATTCGCAGGCAAAGACAAGACGCGAGCGAACGCCAGGGACTTCGAGAACCGGAATACCGACCTCAACGCCGAAGCGGATCGGGAACGCAATCGCCTCAAAACCGAGGCCGCGAAGATGATCTCGATGGCTCAGAAATTGGCCCGCGAGGGTGGGATCGACGTCAATTTCGACGCGAAGGCGGCCAAGGAAGAGTCTCGGCGTCAGACCGCAGCGGAGCGTCAGTATCAGAAGCAGCGCCAGGACGCGATAAAACTGGCTGAGCGCGAAGCCATGATCAGTGATACCGCCGCTAATCGCATGGCGAAGATCGATATCCAGGGCAATGCCGCGAAGGCGAAAGCTGATATCGACAAGATCTTCAATCGCCGGACCCTCGAGATCGACTTCGACAGCAAAAAGGCGAAAGACGAACTCGACAAAGCTTTCCCCGGCAAGCGTCCGATGGAAATTCAAGCCATCATCACGCGAGCCAAGGATGACATCGATTACGAATCGCGGCTGAAGAAGCTCGACCTGAGGGAGCGCAGAGCTGAGGCGCACGGCGATATCAATGAAGCGCTGAAGGTCCGCGACGTCGCTGTCTACGAAGGCAAAGACCGCGCAGCCGAAGACCGGGCCGCCAGCAATCGGGTTTCCGAGATCACCGTCAAGGCGAAGACCGATATCGCTGAGATGCAAGCGGATCATGCTGCGCGCCAACGTGATTCACTGATCGTGGTTCACGCCGATGTCGAGGAAGCGAAAGCCAAGATCGACGAAGCGGCCAAGGATCGCAAGCTCGACATCAAGACCGACAAGTCCGGCCTGAACGCGATCAAGTCCGCCGCCGACAAGGCCAAGACCTCGGTGACCGAGCTGGCTGCCGCGATGGCGTTGGTCAGTGTCGGTGCCGGTGCTCTGGGCGCTGTCGCGCTGACCGGCCTGGCTGGTGGTGTCATCGCTGCCGGTGGTGCCGCTATGGCGATCAACCAAAAGCTGACCGTGTCGCACCGCGAAGCTATGGACGCCGCGAAGATGCAGGCCGAGCAGGCTAAGCGCGACGTCATCGAAGCCAACCGCGAAATCGCAACCACCGCAATCGAATCCGGCCAGAAGCAGGCCGCCGCTCAGCACGACGTGGCGATTGCCCAGCGCGATGTTGCCGACACGGCTATCGAATCGGGTCAGCGGATCGCGGCTGCGCAGCACGAAGTGGCCATGGCTGATCGCGGCGAAGAGGATGCCCGGCGCTCCCTCACTGACGCCTACCGCGATGCACGCCACGAACTCGAGGATCTGCAACTCCAGCTCGAAGCTGCGCCGGTCAATGAGCGTGGCGCGGAGCTGCGGTTGCGTCGTGCCCGGCAGAACATGATGGACCTGTACAAGTCGGGTCGCCCGGTCACGGTTCTGGATATCCAGGAGCACCAGCAGGCGATCGATGAAGCGCAGGTCGGTCTCGATGAGGTCCGCGAGCGTAACCGGCAGTTGCAGGACGATGCTGCTGTTGCCGCTCAGCGTGGCGTCGAAGGCAATGAAAAGGTTATCAAGGGTAAAGAGGGCCTGGCCGACGCGACTTATCAGGCGCAAATTTCTCAGCAGAATTTAGCGAATACGCAGCGCCAGACGTCCGAGCAAATGGCCGATGCCGCTTATCGGGAACACATCGCTCAGCAGAATTTAGCGAATACTCAGCGCGAAACTGCGGCAGCTCAGCAAAAGGCTGCGGAAAATCTTACCGTTGCCCTGGCTGAGCAGGCTCGCGCGAATTCCGAACTCGCGAAAGCGGCGCATCAGGCCAATACCGCTATGACGCAGCTGTCGGCTATGTTCGCTGATCTGGCTGCTCCATTGAAGGGTCCGTTGCATGACGCGATGGAGTCTTTCAAACAGCAGTTCATGGATTTGAAGCCAGCTATTCAGCTCGGTTTTCAGTATGCCGCTGACGATGTGAAGCCGTTTACCGATGCGCTGACCGGTTTGATGCTCGGACCTGTTCCGGGTGTCACTCGCGCGCTGGCGAATTCGCAACCAGCTGTTGTCGGTTTCCGCGACGGTATGCGCGACCTGGGCACTGATATCGGCACGATGTTCGAAAAGATGTCGGCCGGTTCCGACGGTTTCGGTAATATGTGGCGCAGCCTCGGCAACGAGGTCGGTAGTTTCCTCGTCCAGATCGGCGATTTCTCGGGTCGTTACGCCGAACCGGCGTCGATGGCATTGAATTCGCTGCTCGACGGCGTGAATCATCTCGCGTCCGGATTCCTTACCGGGCTCGGTCCCGTGATGCAGGATCTGCCGAATATCGCCGGTGATGTGAATGTCGCTATGCGCGATATCGGCAACGTGTTGGCGGAAGTTGAACCGCCGCTCGGCCGGTTGGTGTCGGCGCTGGCAGACGGACTGGGTCAGGCGTTCCACACGCTTTCCGGCCCGACCGCGACCACGCTGGTCAACATCCTCAACAGCTTGACCGGTATCGTCGTCGGCCTGTCCGGGCCGGTTGATGATCTGGCGAAAGCTCTTGCGGCCGTGCTGAATTGGGTGCAGCCGTTGGTGCCGTTGCTGACGCCGATGGTAGCCGGGTTCGCTGCGTTCCAGTACATCGGAAAGCCGGTATACGGAGCGCTTCAGTCGATCAAGGAACAAGGCGCTGGCGTTCTCGGGATCTTCGGTAATCCGTGGGTCACGGGGTTTGCGGTTGCTACTGGTGCGATTCTGGCGTTTTCGGAGTCTGCGGGTAAGGGCGAGGCTGCTGTCCGGCGGCTGAAGGACCAGTCCCAGCAGATGGTGGACGCCGAGAGCAACGCAGCCAAGGCGCTGATGAATTCCGGTGGCACGCTGAACGATTCGGCGATGTCTGCGCAGACCAACAAGCTCCAGAAGTACCTCGACGGAGTGAAGGCCAACGCTGCGGACAAGCCGGGCTGGATGGACGATTTCTTCGCCGCGTCGATCGCGACCGGTCAGGAGTTCTTCAGCACGCGCAATAACGACGGCACGATCAAGAAGCGGTCGACGCTCGGTCAGGGCGTTCTCGACAACTTCAATACCCGCAAGGATGCCAACGAAAACGGCGCAGCGATTCAAAGCGCGTTCGACAAGCTGAATATGACGCCCGAGCAGATCACCAAGATCTACACCGGGTCGAAACCGGCTTTCGACGGCTTGATTCAGCGGCTCAACGATATGGGTCAGGGCGGTCAGTTCGCGGCCCAGAAGTTGCAGCAGATGCGCGACGAATGGGCGATGGACACCGTGTCGTCGCAGCCGATCAGGGACGCGATCCAGGATCTCGGCAAGAAGTACGGCGACGCGACCGACAAGATCAACGCGGCTACCGATGCTTTGGAGCGCCAGCGTAAGAACGGCCTCACCTTCGAAGACGCGCAGGCGAAGATCAACCAAGCGCTGCTCGATATGAAGAACAGCCAGGATTCGGCGACCGGCGCGATCATCCAAGCGAATGGTGCTATCGACACCTCGACCGCGAAGGGTCAGGCGCTCAACCATCTGATCAACGAAGAATTCGCTCCGGCGTGGATCAATATGACCAACGCTGCGCGCGACCACGCGACTCAGTTGGGTTTGACCGGCGTTGCTGCTGATAAGTACGTCAGTGAGCAGGCTCTTCAGTGGAAGAATTCCGCCGCGCAGGTTATTCAGTCGATGGGTTACACCGAAACTGAAGCCGATAAGCTGCTGACGAAGTATCTGCAACTCGACAAGCCGGTCGTCGCGGATGTCACGATCAATCCCAATCAAGCGTTGGGTGCGATCAAGCAAATCCAAGATGCGATCAATAAGCTCAAAGATCCGAATGGTCCGACGGGTGGCGAGATTCCGACGCCGTTGCAGATGCAGGCCCTGGCCACCGGTATGCCGAACGAGTATCACCCCGATTTCGTGGGCGTGAAGCCGCCGAGCAAGCCGACTGTCGAAGGTCCGATGGGTCTTCTGGCTCCTGGTGGTCATCACGCTACCGGCGGTCTGTTGTCGGGACCTGGCACGGGTACGTCGGATTCGATGGTGATCGCGGCGTCCAACGGCGAGTTCGTCAACCGTGAGTCGTCGGTCCGTAAATACGGTGTTCGGTTCTTCGAAGCGCTGAATGCCGGTTTGATCGACCCAGCGATGTTGCCGCGCTTCGCTGCTGGCGGTGCTGTCGGTGGCGTGACTGCCGCGACCGGTCCGGTGTCGGATTCGCAGGTGATTCAGCTTCTGCCGATGCAATTGACGCAGATGCAGGACACGATCAGCGAATTGGCGCGTCAGCTTCCGGCTGAGTTCCAGAAGATGTACGACGCGATCGAATCCGGTACGACCAAAGCGCAGGACAAGATCGGCACCGACTGGACCGATTCCACGAATGCCTGGAAAGACACGGTGGGCAATAAGTTCACCGGCGACACCGGCAAGTTGTGGGAGAAGTTCTGGTCGGATTCGCACGACACCGCGAAAACCCAGCAGGAAAAGATCGGCACTGAATGGTCTGACAGCATCCTGCACTGGAGCGGGCTGATCGATACGAACGTTATCGGTGATATCGGCGCGCAGTGGACTACGTTCTGGAATCAAACCAACGACACCGCGAAACAGCAGCAGGATCGGA